CGAATGGGAGAACAGAGGCAACAACGTCGGCAATGTGAACACTTGGGCGAAAGTTTCAATCCTTCCCTCTGGTTCAACAGGTGGGACGGTTGGGCATGGAGGTTTTGATGAAGAAACCGGAATCCTACAAATCGACATCAACGTTGCAAAAAACAAGGGAGAGATTGAATTGATCCCTTGGGACACAAAACGCCGGGTCTTCTTTCATGGGGGTCGAACCTTTATTTATGAAGGGCATTCTGTCCTTGTCAAAACAAGTGAAATTTCTCAGGGTCGGATCTTGGAAGGGTTTTTCAGGAAATCCATATCAATCAATTTCATTTCGTATTTGAAACGCCACACCGTAACATAAAGGGATCACAATGTCTGAAGCATCGAACCATAAACTGTCCTATGTCGTTGAGTCGACGAGAGGGACAACCCCCACCAATCCACGATTCCAACGTCTTCCCGACACACGGACGACCTTAGCATTGACCAAAGACAACCTTGAATCTGAACGGGTGACGGGTGACAGGTTCCCGGCAGAACCCCGGACAGGGGCAAAGGGTGTGTCTGGTGACATTTCCGCTGATCTTTCTGCTGTTGCTTATGATGACTTCATCGAATCCGCCTTGCAAGGGGCTTTTGTCGATGATGCCGGGGCGGGTTCTGATACTTGCTTGGTCGATGTGGAAGGAACGGATTTTGCCGGGTCTGCCGTTGGGGACACCTTCACAACGGTTGCCGACACCGGGACCGTCACCCTTGAATACCTAGATTCCCGTGGTCAGTATGCCCGGTTCCGCTACGATCCACCTGCCGATGCTGCCGCCACGACCTATGAACTTTTCAACACGACTGACACGGTCGAGATCGACGGGGACACTTTCCAAATCGAATCTTTCACCGATGGGGCAGAATCCGCCACATTGAAAGCGGGGACGACCCGCAAATCTTTCTCCATCATGCGGCAATTCTCCGACATGGCGACGAAAGGTTTCTCAATCTTTTCCGGTTGTGAAATCACAACTTGGAATCTTTCCGCCGCTGCCAACAACATTGCAAAATCTGTCTTCGGGGTCTTTGGCCGGGACATGACCGGACCACAAGACGCCGCCCCAACAAATACGGACTACATTCCGTCACACGATTACAAACCCTTTGACACCTTCAAAGGTGAATTGAAAATCGACACGGTTGCGAATTGTACCGTCACCGACTACAACATCACAATCAACAACAACCACACTGCAAAATTCGCCGTTGGTTGTGAAACGTCCCAAGATCCATCAGTTGGGCAAAGTGATGTTGAAGGTTCAATCACGATGTATTTTGAGGACGCTGCCCTCTGGGAAAAATTCATCAATGACGAATCCTTCGCATTGGAATTGACTTTGCAGGATCTCCAAGACCGCAAATTGATTATCAACTTGCCAAATTGCCGCATCGGTTCCGGGACACAACCCGATGTCACTGGTGATGGTCCTATCACGATCACCGTGAATTTCACGGCACATAAGGACGAAACCCTTGATTCTCATATTTCTGTGCAAAGAGTCTATCCGGTTGCCGCTTAATTTCTTAGTTCTGGTTCCGGGGGCCATAATATAAACGCTCAATGCGGTTTGTTTTTGTCTGGACCTAAAAACAACCGACCCCCGGAACCGAAAATCTTTCAATCCCATGTCCAAAAAAACCAAGCTCTCAATCTCTGACTTTGACATCCGCCAACAATCTGAAGGAGGGATCAAAATCTCCCTTGTGGATCCAAGGACGGGGGAGCCGACCGATGAATGGTTGAAGATCCGGGGCGACGACTCTGAGGCATACAAACTCGCCCAAGCGAACTACAATGCCGAACGCCTTGAGTTCATCCGGGACAAAAAGAACAAAGGCAACGTCAAGGCGGGTCTGAAGTTTGACATTGAATCCGAACGGAAGCTTGTTGCCTCCTTGGTTGCTGATTGGTCCCTGACCGACGACGATGGCAAAGACATCCCCTGCACACCGGAAAATGTCCAGAACCTTTTCTACCGTGCCCCCCAAATCCAAGATCAGGTTTCGCAAGTAGCGGGGGACCGTCGAAATTTTTTCAATCCGCCGTTGACAAACTGATTGACCACGCAAAGCGGGTCTTCTTTCTTGGGACGAAGGTTGACGGCGGCAAGATCACACACCGGGAAAGTCTCCGAAGAGTTGCAGAACAACAGGGGCGGAACCCTGACGAACTTTGGGCGATCCCGGAATGCCCGGTCGAGGTTGGGCATCTACTGGAATGGTTTCAAGAGTTGAAGACCGGGCCGGACCACCTGACCTTCCAAGAGATTGATGCTTGGGCAAAACTGACCCGCAATTTTCCGACGCCCCCCGAAGTTGATGTCTTGGTCCGTCTGGACAGGGAATTGATGACTGTCTTGAAAAACTGAAGCCGTGGCTCCAAAGATTTTGATCCTCTTTATTTAGGTTGCTTCAAATCCGGCAACCTTTTTTATTTCCAGAATGCCACAAGTGGAGTCTTTAGTTTTAGAGGTCCGGTCGAATGAAGTTTCGCAGGCGTCACGACGCTTGGACCGCCTTGGACGTTCCGCCCAATCAACGGAGCAGGCAAGCGGACGCCTTGCCAACTCCAACAGGGGGCTTGCCTCTTCCTTCCGGCGGACCATCCCTGTCCTTCTTGCAGCAGGGGCAGCGGCGGCAAGTTTTCGCAAAGCTTTAGACATCGGCGTTGCGACCCAAGACTTCAAAGCACGTCTGAAGACCGCCACGGGGTCAATCGAAGACGCCAATGCCGCCTTTGAAGCGTTGGAGGGTTTCGCAACCCGGACACCCTACGCCCTTGAACAATCCCTTGAAGCATTCACCAAGTTGACGAATCTTGGTCTGACACCTTCCGAACGTGCCTTGGAGTCTTACGGCAACACGGCGGCGGCAATGGGGAAGGATCTGACCCAACTCATTGAAGCGGTTGCCGATGCCACGACCAACGAGTTCGAACGACTCAAAGAATTTGGGATCAAGGCGAAACAGCAAGGCGACCAGGTATCTTTCACCTTCCGGGGCGTCACCAAGACCATTGGAAAGAATGCTGAAGAAATTGAAAAGTATTTGATGAGTCTTGGGGAAAATGAGTTTGCCGGGGCAATGGCGAACCAGATGGACACCCTTGGGGGCAAAGTCTCCAACCTTGGGGATGCATGGAACCAACTCTGGCGGAACATCAATGAAGCCGGGGTTGGTGACCTAATGAAAGAATCATTGCAACTTGGGATTGATGCTTTGACCGAACTCAATCACCTGATGGAGTCCGGCGTTGTTGAAGCGGAATTGAAGGCGTGGACAGTTGGCTTTGAATCTTGGGCAGATGACTTCGCCGCAATTATGGATTTCACAAGCTCCATCGTTGAAAACTCAACAGATGCATGGGGGGAAGAAGTCGGGGACGTCATGGAGTTTCTCATCAAATCCATTCAAACCGCCCCCGCCGCATTTACAGCATTCTGGAAAGGCATAGGGGCAGGGTTTACCACCCTTGCAATGATGGCGAAAGAATCAGCAAAGGCGGTTGTTGAAATCTTCGTTGCCAAATTTGAGGAACTTCTTGAAACCGCCGCCGCTTTTGGTGTCGCCATCGGGCGGGCATTGAACCCGGTGGACAAAACAGGGGTCAGGGATGCCTTCGTCAAGGCGATGGATGCACGGGCCGAGGCAATGGAGAAGTCCGGGGAACGGATCAATTCCGCCATTGCACAAACCCGGATTGAAGTGGGTTTCTGGAAAGAAGTTGCCGGGGATGCCTTTGAAGAGATCTGGGACGGGTACACAGATGTTGGGGACAAAATCGACGACACACGGGCGAAAGCTCAAAGACTCCGGGAAGAACTTGAAAAGAAACTGAACACCCCAAAGGTTGAAGGTGACAGGTTGGGCAAGTACAGGATCACACCATCCGAAGTCCCCCAACTACTGAAAAGACCCGAAGACGAACGCCTTGGTCCTGAACAGGCGGACAAAGAATTTACTCAGTTGCTTGATTCTTTACGTGCTGAAGAAAGGGCGTTGGAAGGGTCTTATTTGAAACGGTTGGAGATCGTCCGCAAGAACACAGTTGCGGGTTCTGAGATCCGGGCCGAAATGGAAGAGAAGTTGCGGCAGGAATACGAAAAGAACATTTCCAGCTTTGAAGACCGCAAGATTCGTGAATTGGATTTCCAAAGATCCAACTGGCAACTTGAACTTGATGAGTTGAAAGACTTCTATGCTCGACGGCATGAGATCATTATGAATG